GAAAACATTCCAAATGCATTAGATAAAGTTATGTTACTTAATGGTGTAACATATAATTGGAATGAAAACACACCAGAAGGTTTTGATAAAGAAAAAACTGAAGTAGGTTTGATTGCACAAGAAGTTGAAGCAGTACTTCCTGAAATTATTCACAATGCTCCATTTGATAGAGATGAAGACGATAATAGTATTTCAGGCGAAGATTACAAAACACTACAATACGAAAGAGTAGTACCATTACTTGTAGAGGCAATTAAAGAATTAAAAGAAGAAATAAATAAATTAAAAGGAGATGCATAAATGGCAACTTGTTTATATAGTGATGGAATAAGATTTCCAGACGGTACATGCCAAAGAACGCAGGGTACTGTTCCTGGAGGAATGTTTCAGTGCTTTAATACCTGTATGGTATGCTGTGGTCCTCATAGATGTAGATCACATTGCGGTCGCTGTGGCACTTGGACAGCACCAACATGTGCTTCTGAAATAACATTTGAAATATGGAGTGGCGGCGGCTCTGGAGCAGGACACTGTTGTCAAGGTTGTTGGTGCGACATGGCCAGTTGCGGTGCATTTTCAGGATATTATGGTAGAAAAACGTTACGAAGACCAGACGGGCAGTTTAACCCAGGATGCGTATATTGTTTCTGTGTAGGAGCAGGCGGCAACGGTACAACAAATAACGGTTGTGGATGTTTTTCAGTATGTTGTGATCAGCCAAGAGGTTGTTCTTCGCATATTAGAGGATCTGGACTATGTTGTTTTTGTATAACAGGCGGTAAAGGCGGTTATAATATTTACTGTACATGCATGTGTAATAACCAGGGTAATAGACAAGAGTCAATGTGTGGTTTAGGTCTATGTATTGGTTGTAAATATGACTTTATTGATATGGGTAACCAACCATATTTTACACAATTTAGATCAAACGTTAACTGTGGTACCAGAGCAAGTGGTATTTCAGAATCGTGGGGATTAAAAAATAGACACGAATATAATCTACAAACACAAAACAAATATTGCGGATGTATGTCTTGTTGTAGAGGTTTCCGACAAATTGCAAGAGGCGGAGCAAGTGCAATTAAAGCAACTTGTGGTCAAGATATAAGTCACTGTCGTGGAACTCCTGGACATCCGGGATTAGTAAAGATTACTTGGAGATAATCAATGGCTGAAAACTTAAACAACGATGAACTTGAAAGTACTGTAGTCGATTATCGCACATTAACAGATACTGACGAATTAGGTACTGAATGGGTAGAAGTTGATTACACGTACGAATGTCCTTCAGAAAACTATTTAGATGGACCTGCAACTGAAACAGTAAATGGAAGATATATAGGTCCTAAATACTTGTATCTTTATGTTAATAAAGGTGAAGATACTCCAGAAGAAAGAGGAAAGTTTGAAACTGTATTGAGAGAACAAGAAGCAAGAGAACAAACTAACGATTTTTTAGATATTCCTGGCGAAATTGAACTTGTAAAACTTGATGCAACAAAAAATCCATTAGAAGCCGAAGTACTCTCTGACTACCATGATAATTATAAAGATTTTGACGACTGGTTAGAAACTCCAGGAAGAAAAACTATTCCGTCACCTGTTATTCCGGGTTATGGTTTCTTTGAATATGAATACCCTATTCATCCAGATCATTTGTATGATGACAAACTAACTACATACAATTTTGAAACTGGAGAAGTTGAACTTTATAAAAGATCATCTATAGATACATTAGGTCAACCGCAGTCTTGGAATGATATTAGAATGGAAAGAACTGAAAGACTGCAAGATGTTGATGCAATGCACCTTGCAATGAAAGAGCATGATCCAGCAGTAGCAGAAAAAATTGAAGAGTATAAAGAACTTTTAAGAAATATGCCAACTGCCCTTGCAGATATAGATTTATTGTATGTTGACAGTTGCTGGCCAGAATGTAAAGAAATAGATACTGATTACGGTCTTGATACCGGATTTATAAGACAAAGCGACGACATTCCTGAATAGCCAGATCTAATTTAAACACTATCCTGTAACTATAAATATTTTTGAATATTAGTAAGGATAGTGTTTACCTATGTCAAGATCAACAGCATTTTTTATTAACGGCGGCGCCGGCCGTGTTATAACATCAATTCCCGCACTTGAACTTTTTGAAAAAGAAAATCCTGAGGATGATTTTATTATTGTCTGTGAAGGAGGAACTGATTTCTATAAAGGACATCCTACATTGCATAAACGTGCATATGACGTTTGGCACAAAGGATTATTTGAAAACTTTATTAAAGATAGAACTTGTGTAAGTCCAGAACCATATCGTATTTGGGAGTATTATAATCAAAAATGCAGTATTGCACAAGCCTTTGATATTGAAATTAATAAAAAAGGTATTAGAGATTTACATATTCCCCAAATATATCTTAATAAATCAGAAAAGTTACACGGTAAAAGTGTTGTTGACGAAGTTAAAGCAGTTACTGGTTTAAGTAAAGTAATTGTAATTCAACCTTTTGGCAGAGGAGTTGAACAAACATTAATAGATCAAACATCGAGAAGTTTTCGCGTAGAAGATATGTTAGCAATCGCTAACGAACTTAAAAAAGAATACGGAATTATTATAATGAGCGAATTGCCGCTTAACATGTATAATGAAGATCCTAACGAAGCTCCTCTCGCACAACCAGAAATTCCAGATATTAGAATTTGGGGAGGAGTAATTGATGCCGCAGATCACTTCTTAGGATGTGACAGTGTAGGACAACATATTGCTAAATCACTTGGCACCACTGCTACAGTTATTACTGGTAGTACATATCCAATTAACACATCATACGTAAATGACAAAGATATTGAAATCTTTGATGTTGGCGAAGGAAGACGTGTATATAGTCCTATTAGAGTATCAATGGAAGAAGAACCTGACAGATTAAATGATAAAGCAATGGACTTGACACAAGAACAAATTGATAGTATAGTTAATTCTATTAAAAAACGTGTAGGTAAAAGTGAGCGTTCAGCACCACAACAACCAACACAGAATCAATTTGATAATAATTCAACTTGTTCCCATACAGGAGGACATTAATATGAGTCAATGGATTGCAGGCGTAGCTCGAGGTCATAATGCTGGTGTGTGTTTACTTAAAGATGGCGAAATTGTATTTGCTATGGAAGAAGAAAGACTCACAAGAACCAAATATGATGGAGGACCATTAGCATCTATTTTAAAAATTTTAGAATATACAAATAAATTAGATTATTTGGTTGTATCACATACACAAACACTTAGCGATACTGCTGGTCGTATTGACTATACAAATGAAGATTATATTACAGGATTTGCAAGGAAACTTGGACTAATTGAAAAAGGACATCCACTTGATGCACACCCTCAAATAATTGATACTGCAAAACTACATCATAAAATGCATGCCGCACTTGCATTTTATAATTCTGGATTTGAAGAAGCAACAGCAGTTATTATTGATGGCGCTGGCACATGTTTTCCTATGGATTATGAAGATTCTCCAAGATATATGTGGGAAACTGAAACTATCTATAAATGTTCATATCCAGACCAAATTCAAACTTTATATAAAACAATGGGTTGTAGAGATTATCTACCTACATTTATAAACGAAAACAAAGACACTGATATTTTTGGTAATGATACTGGAATGTATCAAGTATCATGCTCAGATAGAGCAGGCATTGTTAAAGCATATGAAGCAGTAACAGAATACTGCGGCTGGGACGCAATTGAAGCTGGAAAGACTATGGGATTATTTCCATACGGTAAAGAAAACAATATGATCCCAAAAGTCTTTGATGAAAATATTGATTGGCCAACTCCGTTAACTAATCGTAACTTGTTTATTCCAAAATATCCCAATGGTTCAATTGTTAACGAAATGATTAGCAGTGTTTTACGAGAAGAACCTGACAGAGAAGATTGTACTAAAAGTCAAAATAGACGTGACATGGCATATGCTATTCAAACTCAAACTCAACAAGCATCATTAGATGTTATTAGGAAAGCAGTTGAAATGACTGGATGTAACAATGTAGTTGTTTCTGGAGGATACGGATTAAATTGTGTTGCTAACTATTGGTATTTAGAGCAATTAAAAGACGAAGGTATTAATTTATATGTCGAACCGGTGTCTAATGACGGCGGAACAGCAATAGGCGCCGCATTATGGGCTTATCGTACTATAACAAAAGATATGACAATTAATAAACAAGTCGATACTGTTTATTACGGTCCTACTTACAATTACACAACTGAAGATGTAGAACAAATTGCAGATCAATTTAATGCCGAAGTTACTGATGCAGATTATAAAGATCTTGTAGATTTAATCACAGACAGAAATATTGTTACAGTATATCAAGGAAGATCTGAGAACGGTCCAAGAGCTTTAGGCAATAGAAGTATTCTTTATGATCCAACTGATCCTAATGGCAAAGATTTTGTTAATACTGTTAAGCGTCGAGAATATTTCCGTCCGTTTGCAGGTAGTATCTTAGAAGAAGATGTACACGAATGGTTTGATTTGCGTGGTATGAAAAGTTCACCTACAATGATGTATGCTGTAAACTGTCAGCCAGGCATTGAAGAAAAGATTCCTGCTATTATTCACGTAGACGGAACTTGTCGTATTCAAACTGTTAATAAAGAACAAAATCCTCATTATTACAATATTATTAAAGCATTTAAAGAAAAGACAGGTGTTCCAATTGTATTCAATACATCATTTAATTTGGGAGGCGATCCATTAGTTGAAACATTATATGATGCAATGTGGACTTTAAAGAAAAGTGATATAGAATACTTATTTTTACCAGAATTTAAAAAGATGATTAAGATTAAAAATGACATTTAGTATTTTTGGAATTCCAATTTATAAAACAAAAATTCCTAACCATAATGAGATAAAAGAAGATCTTTTATCTCAATTAAAACAAGATAATATTCTTAGTCCGAGCGATGATTGGTATTGCGACTGTTATACTACACACGGAAGAACAGATATTAATATTAATTGGGATTTATTTTTTACAAGTATACACCCTATTTTACATTCTTATTTAGAATCTATTTCTTTTAAGACAGATTTAGCAACTATTGGCGGATCTGCCTGGGCTAACGGGTATTCTAAAGGACAACATCAAGACGTACATTGTCATACTGGTGATAAGAATGTTTTTAGTTGTGCTTATTCGTTGCACGTTCCAAAAGATTCTGAAAGTAAGTTTATATTTTATAATAGTTCGTATGAACCATTTCCAGCAGAAACAAACTTACTTTTTAATACAAATCAATTTGGAAAATCTTTTGATACTAATTTAGAAGAAGGAGAGATTATATTCTTTCCAAGTACATTAGATCATTTTGTTACATATAATAAATCTGACGAAATAAGATATTCAGTAAGTGCAAATTTTGGTATAGAATCTATCGATCAAGCCAATTAGCAAACTCTTTTAAATCATTAAATATAGATACTCGTTTTTTAAGATCTCTATTACTAAATTTATTAAGTTCTTTAATAGTTTCTTCCCCGTGACCTGTTCTTACAAGAATAGGTTTTGCACCTATCCTATGTGCGGCTTTTAAATCAGAAATTTTATCACCAACAAAGAATCCTTTCTTAAATTTAATATAAGGATTTTCTTCTTCACATTTTTTAAACATTCCTGTATTAGGTTTTGCAAATATATCATTTCTTAAATTTGTTTCGCTATAATAAATTGCATCAATACTTGCACAGCCAGCTTCACCTAATAATTTAAACATATAGTCGTGTGTTTTATCTACATCTTCGGGTGTATATAATCCCTTACCAATGCCTGCTTGATTTGTAATAATTGCGATCTTGTGACCAAGTTGTCTAATTTTAGCAACTGCCTCAAGACTTCCAGGAATTGGTTCAAAATCTTCAGGACGATATGTATAGGTACCTCTATCAACATTAATAACGCCGTCTCGATCTAAACCAACAACTACTTTAGGTGCTACATTTTTATGATCATAGAACGGTATTTTTTCGGGTTGAGGTTTTTTCTGATTACTCCAATTTATGTTATACATTTATTACCCCGGGCAAATATCAAAAGAAATAGATGTACGAATTGCGCCTTCGTTACATTCAACAACTTTATGTTTAAGATATGATGGAAAAATTAACATTGTGCCTTTTTCTGGGTAAACGTCCATAGTATCTGCACAATATGGATTTCCTGACATCATATGTTTAACAAGTCCGGCTACTTGATTAGGATTATAAAATCTTATAGGTCCAGCCGCACTATTAGCTCTCATATAATATGTTCCACTAATGCCATGTATTCCATGATTATGAATATCGTGCGAATCGCCGTCTGAATAATCTTGAGTCCAATAACGTATTTTAAAGTTAGGGTTAATCATAATGCTTGTATGCTCTTGATAAAGCAAAACTGCATTTCTAACTTCTTCAAAAAAGTCTGGAACTAACGTGTGTATTTGAATTTTATTATCCCAAAAATCTGTAGCATGTGTATCAACAGACGTGTAAGGATCGCCACCATAATCAACTATTGGCGTAGTTCTTTGTAGTTTACTTAATTCTGGCTCCACAGCAGAGCATACAGCATTGGCCATGTCGTCATCAATCTTATAGTGTAATACTGCAACAGGAAAGTAATCTTTAAATTCAATCTTCTGCGGCATCTTCTAACCTTTGACTGTCGCCTGGACCAATTCTATAATTATCTTCAACGCTATCTGGTGTACTAACTTCTGTTACACTTCCTTCTTTAGACAAACAAATTAATTGATGTGGCTGTAGCGGAGGATTGCGCCAAACTTCGCCTTCTTTAAGTTCTTTTTCGTATAGCATACTATTCTTTGTATCAATGTATGCAACTTTAAATCTTCCATTATTTACAAACCAAGTCTCGTCTTTTTCTTTATGAAAGTGCATACTTGTTTTAGCACCTTCTCTGTTAAAGACCATAATTTTACCACAATACATTTCATTTGTGGCCCAAATCATTTCATAACCCCAGCCTTTTTGAACAACACCGCTTAGTCTTTTTACATCAGCCATTTTTTACATACTCCTCTACTGTTGCAAAATTAATATCTACTACATTACTTAATTTAGATATGTCTGCACAAGTATATTCTTGATATTGGTTTTTTAAATTTTCAGGCATAGGTATGTATTTTATTTCTGCATTATATTTTTCTGAAATAATTTCTGCAACTGTTTGAAAACTAACTGGCTTTCCAGTTCCAATGTTATATATGTCTGATTTTTTATTATCTAATAGTTGTTTATGTGCTTCGCATACATCGCCTACAAATACAAAATCTCGAAGATATTTGTCGCTGCCTTCAAATATATTAATTGAGCCATTTTCGGTTGCTTGCTTTGTAAACTTAGTTACCGGACTTGCTTGATCTCCTTTGTGATCTTCTAACGGTCCATACACATTAAAATATCTAAATCCTTGTACAATAATTTTATGATTTTGTTGCCACACCCATCTGTCAAATAGATACTTACTCCATGCATAAGGAGACTGTGGCTGTTTAGGATCGTTTTCGTTAAATTTTTCATATGGGCCATATACGCTTGCACTTGATGCATATTGAAAATTTACGCCTTTGATATTACATTGGTTGTATAACCATTTACTAAATTCATAGTTTTGTAAAATAACTTTATCAACATCTTGTTCTGTTGTGCTTGAAATAGCGCCAACATGTATTACCCAATCAAACCCTTCAACTTCTGGCAAATGTTCTTCTTGCCACTCATAGCCAAATAACTCGTGATCGTTTTGAAGATAAAAAGTTAAATTTTGACCAATAAATCCTTTATGTCCTGTAATTAAAATTTTCATTTGTTAGTCTCTAATATCTTTGTTGTACTGTATCCTTCAACTGTAGGAACAATATGCACAGGTGCTAAGTCATGTCCTACAATTTCTTCTACAGTATAATCGCCACCTTTGACAATTAAGTCTGGCTTTAGTTCTTTAATAAGCTCGTAAGGTGTGTCGCTGTCAAACACAATAACTTCGTCTACATACGGAATAAGTTCAAGTTGTTCCTTTCTTATATTAACGCTGTTAACGGGTCTATTACGCCCTTTTAAGCGTTTTACACTGTCATCGCTGTTTAGACCTACAATTAATTTATTACCTAAGCTACGGGCTTCTTTAAGCAATGTAAGGTGTCCTGTGTGTAGTATATCAAAACAACCATTAGTAAAAACTATTTTATTTTGCAGATCGTTTTCACTAAGTATGTATGTGCCAGTATGTTTTACTGATTCTGTTGAGCCTTTAACAGCAATTTTTAAACATTTTTCATAATTATAATTATTAACCAATCCGTATACAAACGCGGCTAAGAAACAATCACCTGCTCCTGTAACATCGCTAACTTCTTCGGCTTCAACTTGAATATTGTAATTATTATCATCTATTTTAGCAATAACAGGGTTACTTGCACTTGTAGTAATAATATTTCCGCCCCAACTATTAAATCCTAATTCGTTATATTCCTTACCATTGGGTTTTACTAACCATGCACCGTCATAACAACTAACGTGTCTCTTAGGGTCTACAATAACCTTACAATTAAAACTATTAAGATGTGCAATAATATCGTTTGAATATTCTAATACACCTTTGTTGTAGTCACTTAAGATTACATATTCGTACTCGCTAAAGTCTTTTTCTAATATAGACTTAAGAGCTTCTTGACCGTCAGTAACGTAATCTTCATCAATTCTTGTAATATAATGCCCGTCACAAATTACACGTATTTTAGTGCATTGTGGATTAGATAAATTTAGTAGTTTTACATCTACTCCTAAATTTCTTAAATTTTGATGTACAAGTCCGGCTCCGCCTTGTAAAACTTTAATGTCTAATAAGTTTACAACTGGAACTGGCGCTTCGGGGCTAATACGAGAAGATGTACCATAAATATATTTGTCTGTGATTACATCACCAATAACTAAGACTTTCATAATATTATTGTACACTCAAACTTTCTAATTGTCAAGTAAATCTATAACATCAAACACAGTTTTTAATTTAGAAAGATTTACTTTTTTGTTTAAAGTATTTTGTAATCCAAAATGTAAAGGCTTTGGCCAATGACCAAAAGAAACCCAAGCATATCCATCATGCTCTTTATTTAAGGTTGGTATGAATTCTTTAGAAACAATACATAGATATGTATGAAATAAAAATTTAGTATCGTTAGATACAAATGTTTCTAAAGGAATAGTTTTCTTTATATCTATTTCGCCAATCTCTTCAAAGATTTCACGTTTTAGGCCTTCCCAAGGAGTTTCTTCTCCTTCATTAGTTCCGCCTACAAGACCCCATACTTGTTTATTTTTACTATTTGCTCTATGTAAAAATAAAAAACGATTAGTGTCAAGGTTATAGATTAAAGCTCCACTACAAATTATATTGCTCATACAAATAGTTAGCTTAGAATTCCATCTTCCAGGCACCATCTGGATATTCGCCTTCAAAACTTAATATCCACTCGCCTGAGTCAAATTTGTATTGAACACCTGTGTTTAGATTAGTTGTATATATTGTGCCGTAAATGCTAACGTCTTCGTTAGAATTAAAAATAATATTCCATCTTGAGCCGTCCCATTCTACAATGTCGTTTGCACTGGCTATAAAATCTGTGCCGTCTAAATTTTTCCAAGCATCGGCACCGTCTTCGTTTTTAATATTTCCAATGTCGCTTAACAATAATATACGAGGATTTCCTGATAATCCTAACTCTTGAGGATTAGACTTAGTTGGGTCAATAATATAATCAATTTTACTTCTATCACCTAATGATGAAGAAATTACAGTATCAGTAGGTAATGTATCATCGTCCCAATCTATTATTACTTCAGTTTCGTCTGTTGGATTAATTGCTATTCTTCCTATGATATCATAGTCCCAATCAGATCTTTGTAGTCTAATAGCTGTTACACCTGGCTCGAAATTAAATGGAAATGCTTTTATAAATTCTGGCCAAGTTTTACCTCCGGTAACTCCTCTTTTAACTAATTTTCCGCTATTACCAATAACAAGTAACTCTAAACTTTGATATGTACCTGCTTGTACATTTAGCTGATTTAAACTATCTTGCCAATCCTTACTTGTTCGAGTTCTTTCAATTTCTCCAGTAGGTGAAACATATATTCCTGTTCTAATATTTGCCTTAGAATCTAATTCATCTATGCTATCTTCTTGTGAAGCAAGTTCGTTAACATTCTCAAATACTTTAGTTACAATATCAGTAACAACACCTAATCGTTTAACTTTTGCCGGTGGTGATATATAAATTGGTGTAGTAAATGTTAATGTTCCTACATCAATTTCAGTTTCTGTTCCAACTGGAATACTTCTGGAACTCCAACTAATTGATTCTAAATTTACTACACTTAAACTGGTCCAATCTAAATAATTATCAGTAGTTTGTAATTCTAAACTGGGATTAAATAAAGTTAAAAGTTGTTCCATAATTTGTAACTTTTGATCTGTGTTAGTTGACCAAATATCTACATTAACTGTAAGTGTATATGGTGTAGGCATTATTCTTTCAACTGTGTAATTTTTGCCTTCTGTATTTAAATATTCTTGATTAGTACTATCGTAAGAACGCTCTCTAATATTCACTTTATGTACATAACTTGAATCTGAAGTTCTTGTTCGGTCCATTTCTAAACCGGTAACATAAACTCCCATACGAGGAGCACTTGGAATTTTGTTTTCTGAATTATCTCGTAATATTGACCCTACTTGACGAGTAATATCACCGTACATTACTGGTATTTGCGTTAATTGATTCTTTCCGTTTTTATAAGAAAAACTACTAAACATTCTTATGAGTTGTGTTAAGTATCTTCTAATTTGTCCGTCGTAAAAATGTTGCATTAGTTGTCTGCCTTAGGTCTTAGTGCTTTAGAAAGTCCTTGACGCTCTGCTTCTCTATTATTATAGAAGTTTACAGTCCATATTCCGTCATATTCGATACTATCTTGTATTCCTGCTTCTTCAGGTAAAGTAATTAAAACAGTGTTATCACTATTAGATGTAATTAATTCAGGATGGTCTGAAATAACATATGCTTTTTCAAGTGTATCAAATTTTAACATTAGATATTTTGCATCGACTGGATATGCAATTGATGTTGAAATTACTATATCGTCTTTTGAAACTTTTACACTTGTGCTTGCAACTTTTTCGTTATAAACATAGTTATTGTTATTAATAAATGTTGCTTTTTGTGTTGCTCGTGTATTGGTATTAGTCATTGTCATTCTCTGTACATCATGTACTTTAACCCATCTATCGCCGTCAAATCTAAACATACGCTTTGGCATAAAATCTGTTCTTAAGAAAAAGTCACCAACGCCAGGATTAATTGGAAATTGTATTCCGTGACCAAAATTTTCACCATTAGGTGCTAATTCGTCGCCTACTAAATAACCTGCATACCCACTTTTAGAAGGCGGAACAGTAACAGTTTCATTATTAACTTTCGTAACTTCTACATCACTACCTGTTTCAGTAGTCTTGACTTCTAAAGAATAATAATGACTTGTGTCATAACCAGATTTTGGAGCATCAGCTTCAGCTTGATTTATAACTGCATCATTAATTTGCATTTCTTTTTCATATGTAGAAAGCATATCACGCAATGTATCTCCATTGTCATTATCAGCATCAGCAGGCAAATCAAGTATTTCAGCAAACTCTTGACTGTCAACAATTTGTTTTAATTTTAATCTATATAAGTGCGGATACCACGTAGGTGAGTACCCTTCACTTGCACGATTAACATCTTCTACAACATAATATCTTTTAAGTGCAACTTTATAATCATTAAGTGCGTATTCGTCTTTTTGGTGAGGAAGTTCAATAACATCACCAGTCATAATCTTGCGACCAAGTGTCTTTACACTACTATTAATATGTATTGTTAAAAATAAAGTGTCATTGTCTAAGAACATACCAAATTGTGAAAGATTAAAATCAACATCTTGCACATTGTATATTCCACGCATTCTATAAATGTCCGGATCGTATTTTCTATCTCTGTTTTCAAGAAATAGCATATCTTGAATATTAGTTTCTTTTACTGCATCGTAGCGAGGTTCAGTAGCAGTAGCATCTTCTTCGTCAGGATTTGACGGACCCAAATACTTGTGAACATGTATATCGGTGCCGCCAATGGTAAACATTTCTAAGATTTGTCTATCTAAGAAAGTGTAGTCTTGTCCTTTTTCCGGTTTGTATAAACTTAATCTTGGCATATACATATTTATTCGATAAATACTTTAGCGGAGATTATTAGTATATGGCAGACTTAACCACACAAAAACAAGAAATATTTGATTATGTTAACGCATTCTTAGGTGGCGGCATGATTGATGTTGAGCTCGATCCTATTCATTACGAGACTGCATTAAAGAAAGCACTTACTAAGTTTAGACAAAGATCTGATAACTCTGTAGAAGAATCATATATGTTCATGCCGACTGTGCTTGATCAAAATACATATACGTTACCAAACGAAGTAATAGAAGTTCGTAAACTGTTTCGTAGAAGTATTGGCTCAAGAGCAATCACAGGAAATACTTCAGGACCAATTTTTACACAATCTTATACAGCAACCGCAAACCAAAGTACGTTTAGTATAAACTATAATCTTAGTAGTGTAGCAACTGTTATTGCCGAAGTAAATGGTAGTAGTACTAATAATTTTGTAACAGATTCTACACAAAGAACACTAACTTTTAACTCACCGTTGAATGCAGGCGATGTTGTTGGAATTAAATTATTTGCTACTGGAGAAAATAGTGGCGGATCACTGTTTGACCCTTTTGGATTAGCTTATACAAATGCTTACTTATTATCAAGTAGTAAGATGGGCGGCTTAGCAACTTATGACTTTTTTAGTCAATATCAAGAATTAGTTGGACGTATGTTTGGTTCATTTATTGAGTTTAAATGGAACACAACTACCAAGCAACTTACACTATTACAACGTCCAAGAGCAGAAGAAAATTTATTACTATATGTTTACAATTATCGTCCAGATAGCGAACTATTAAATGACTATCTTGCAAGTCAATGGATTAAAGATTATACGCTTGCTGGTTGTAAATATATGTTAGGTGAAGCACGTTCAAAGTTTGCTACTATTGCAGGACCACAAGGCGGATCAACACTTAACGGTGATGCACTAAAAGCAGAAGCACAGCAAGAAATGGAAAAACTTGAAGCAGACCTTATGCAACAAGTTGGCGGTGGTGTTGGCTACGGCTTTACTATTGGCTAATGTTAACGCTATAATCTAAACATACTGTAAATACAGTATGACATACTTTCAAGAAAAAGAAGCAAATCGTTTTTACTGGATGGTCAAAGGTCAACTTATTCCCGAAAGCTGGAGTGATAAAGATATCATGTCTACGTATGAATCATATTTTCGTAGACTATGGGGCAATCACGAAAGAGCTCAATATGCTGAGTTAGGGTTTGAAGCAGCCTGGGCACAACGGCAAGCAGAAAACGCAAAAAAGAACTTGACAAAGGGACCAAATCCTATTATAATATAACTTATATTATAGAGGAAATACATGTTACCTAAGTTATTAATTGTTGGTCATGGTCGTCATGGCAAAGATACCGTTTGTGAAATGTTAGAGAAGTACGGATATACATTTCAATCAAGTTCTAAGTTCTGTTCAGAACTGTTTATATTCAACGATCTAAAAGACAAGCATGGTTATGCTAACGAAGAAGAATGTTACGCAGATCGACACAATCATCGAGAGTTGTGGTACAATATGATTCATGACTACTGTAAAGATGATTTGGCACGCCTTGGACGCAACTTGTTTGCCCAGAATCAAATATACTGTGGACTGCGTAATAAACGTGAATTCTTTGCTATGCAAAACGAAGAAATCTTTGACTATGCTATTTGGGTAGATCGCACAGATCATTTGCCTAAGGAAGATCCTAAGTCAATGAGCATCGAACAATGGATGTGTGATTACACTATTGACAACAATGGCGATTTAGATAGATTGCAAAAAAATGTAGACACACTTATACGTACTATTTTTAGAAATCGGGGACTAAGTCTCCCTGTTTCCACACAACTCCCTCTTTTTGCAGAATACGCTGACAGTTAGCACAAATAGTTTTTAAGTTTGTAGGGCGACAATTTTCTAAATTTCCATCAATGTGAAACACATTAAACTGTTCAGTGTGTTTACTTTTAAAACCACACTTTTCGCAAGTATCTAATTTTGTATAACCCTTTTGCTTCCATTTAGGAATACCGTGACCTAAACCGTTACGCAGGCAAGATTCGCATAGACTTCTATAATAGATTCTATCTCCTTTTTTATAATTTATAGCGGCCGGACGTTGTCCGCACTTGCATAATGGTCTCATACTGTATTTAGCTCACCTTTTTGGTGCCTTTTTAACGGTGTTTAACAGCCTATTTTTATGTTACGGTGCTAAATACATGTAACGAAACTACCAACTCGAATTATAGGAGAACGATAATGGCATTAACATCACCAGGAGTAGAAGTCAAAGTAATTGACGAGAGTTTTTACACTCCGGCTGAGCCTGGCACAACACCGATGATTTTTGTTGCTTCCGCTGAAAATAAAACAAATGCAAGCGGAACTGGAACAGCTCAAGGTACGCTAAAGGCAAACGCTGGAAAACCATTTTTGTTAACATCACAACGTGATTTAGCAGACACATTTGGCGATCCACTGTTTTACACAGATAACAACAATAACCCAATTCACGCAGGTGAGCTTAACGAATATGGCTTACAGGCTGCTTATTCATATTTAGGTGTAAGCAATAGAGCATGGGTTGTAAGAGCAGACATTGATTTGGCTGCATTAAATCCGACAGCAGATGCTCCGGCAGCTACCCCTGCTAACGGCACATATTGGTTAGATACACAAATTTCTAAATTTGGAATTCAAGAATGGAATGGCGCAGGAGTTACTACAACAGGCGGACAATCATTCACAAGTAAAGATCCAATTGTAATTACAGATTCAACAAGGCTTGAATTTGGTACTATGAATGCAAACGGTACTTCAGGTTATGTTCCAAAAGAAACAGTTGGAGCAATTGGCGACTATGCTGTAGTATTTGCATCTACTATTGTTAGAATTTTTTACAGAAATGCTTCAGGGAAATGGGTACTTGTTGGTAGTGAGCCCTGGACTAAGAGCTGGGCAACAGTAAGAGGCACTAAGTCTAATCCTTCGTTCTCACAAGGCAGTGCAGTTATTACTATTAACGATACAGACATTACTGTAACAGATGCAGAAACAATTGGAGATGTTGCAACTAAGATTACGCAGGTATTTCCAACAGGAAGTATTAGCGCGGCAGCAGTTGATGGACGTTTAGAAATTTACAGTGACGGAACAGATTCAGCACAAGGTGATTCTTCTGCAACTGGTCAAATTGAAATTGGCGGCGACACTATTTTACTTGGCGAACTTGGAATTGAAGTAGATACTTATTATCCACCAGCATTACATATCGACAAGCATACTAAAGTGCCTGCATTTAAATCAAGCGATACTTATTCTCGTCCAACAGGTTCTGTTTGGATTAAAACAACTGAGCCAGGAAACGGTGCACGTTGGAGAATTAAATCTTTCAATGATGCTACTAAATTATGGGACGCAGTAGAAGCTCCAATTTTTGCTTCACATTCTGAAGCACTTTATAGTTTAGATAGAACTGGCGGTGGCGAAGGTCTTGCAGCCGGCGACATTTATGTACAATCAAACGTAGCGGCTGATACACAGCCATTAGCAACATTTAAAGTATTTAGACGTAACGGTGTTGCACCAACTACAGTAACAGGATCGGCTATTGGATCTTCAGGAATTATTGCAGATACTTACACTATTGGTATTCAAGCAACAGCACCAGGAGAAGCAGATCTAAGTACTATTGTTTCAATTGAGTTTACAACTACAGGCGCATCAACTGATGCTGAAGTTGTTGCATCAGCAATATCAAACGCAAATGTTACGCATGTAAGTGCAGAAGTAGTTACAGGAAACAAAATTGTTATTACTCACGCTAAAGGCGGCGATGTAAAACTTGTTGATGATTCTGATAATGCAGTATTAAGTAGAATGGGCTTTGCACATTTTGAAAGTGTTACTTCAGGAACACCAAACTTATACTACGAACAAGGAACAGACGGTAATACTAATCCATTACAATTAAAAGCATCTCTTTGGAAGGCAACAGCTAATTCTTCAGGAACAGAAGTTGCATTTTACACAGCGTCAGATGATGAAGTTACTTCATTAACTGAAGACGGTGCTTTATGGTATAATTCAATTGTAGACGAAGTAGATATTATGATTCATAATGGTGATACTTGGGTTGGATATCAAAACTTTAGTGCAGATTATGCCGATTGTGACCCTGCAGGTCCAATTGTAAGTGCAAGTACTCCACTGCTACAAAGCGACGGAACAGCACTTGTAACTGGCGATTTATGGATTGATACATCAGATATTGAAAATTATCCACAAATTTACAAGTACAATGCAGAGTTGTTAAACACACCGATTGCTAATCGTTGGACATTGCTTGATAAAGCAGACCAAACATCAGAAGATGGTGTACTATTTGCAGATGCTCGTTATAACACAGCAGGTGCAAACAGCGACGAAGACGGTTCTATTGTAGATCTACTAACAAGTGACTACTTAGATCCAGATGCTCCAGATCCAGCACTATATCCAAAAGGTATGTTGCTATGGAATCTAAGACGTTCTGGCTTTAATGTTAAGAAATTTGTACGTAACTACATTGATGTAAACGGCGATAACGGTCGTCAGGGCGATGAAGCAATGGCTGATTATTATCCACATCGTTGGGTAACTGAGTCAGGCAACCAAGGCGATGGTTCAGGTAGCTTTGGTCGTAAAGCACAGCGTAAAGTAATTGTACAATCTTTACAAGCAATGCTAAACAGCAACGACGATATTAGAGATGATGAGTCAAGAATCTTTAACTTGATGGCAACTCCAGGGTATCCAGAGCTAATTGGCGAAATGATTACTCTAAACTATGACAGAGGCTTAACAGCATTTGTTATTGGTGATACGCCAGCAAGATTAGAACCAAATGCTACAGCACTTAATAACTGGGCAACTAACCAAGCATTAGCACCAGAAGATAACGACGATGGCTTAGTAAGCAGAGATGAATACTTTGGTATCTTTTATCCATGGGGCTTCACAAGTGACAATGCAGGAAACAACGTTGTTGTTCCACCAAGTCATATGATGCTACGCACAGTTGCACTAAGTGACCAAGTTAGCTTCCCATGGTTTGCACCAGCAGGTACAAGACGTGGTGGTATTACTAACGCTACTGCAACAGGTTTTGTTGATGCAGAAGGCGAATTTGTAACTGTTGCACTAAATGAAGGACAACGTGATACATTATATGCACAAAATGTTAACCCAATTACATTTATTAGTGGTGCAGGACTTGTTAACTTTGGACAGAAGACTCGTGCAAGAGGTTCAAGCGCATTAGATAGAATTAACGTAGCACGTTTAGTAATTTACTTACGTTCGCAGTTAAATCAACTTGCTAAGCCTTACATCTTTGAACCAAATGATAAGATTACACGCGATGAGATCAAACAAGCGGCAGAGAGCTTAATGCTTGAGCTTGTGGGTCAAAGAGCACTTTATGACTTCTTAGTAGTATGTGATGAATCAAACAATACTCCAAGCAGAATTGATAGAAATGAACTATACTTAGACATTGCTATTGAGCCTGTTAAAGCAGTTGAATTTATTTACATTCCACTAAGACTTAAAAACACTGGAGAAATTAGCGGGCTATAACGCATAACTTAGAGCCCCTGAAATAATGGGGCTTTAAATTTGCTAAATACTTGCAACAGGAGAACAAAGAATGGCAATTTCAACACTATCAAAAATTACAGTTCCTTTAGCAACTGGTGACAGCGCAAGCGCACAAGGCTTGTTAATGCCTAAGCTACAGTATCGCTTCCGTGTTACTTTAGAGAACTTTGGTGTATCAACACCAACAACAGAATTAACAAAACAAGTTGTTGACGTAACTCGTCCAACAGTAAGTTTTGAAGAGATTCCAATTGAAGTTTATAACTCACGTGCATACTTAGCAGGTAAGCATACTTGGGAAGCAATTACGCTTAACTTACGTGAAGATGTAAACAACAATGTACAAAAATTAGTCGGCGAGCAATTACAGAAGCAATTCGACTTCTACGAGCAGTCAAGTGCGGCATCTGGACAAGATTACAAATTTACAACACGTATTGAAATCTTAGACGGTGGTAACGGTGCTAATACACCTAATGTACTTGAAACTTTTGAATTATATGGTTGCTTTGTACAAAATGCAACTTACAATCAGTTAGCATATAGCTCAAATGAGCCTGTACAAGTAGGCCTAACTATACGCTACGATAATGCTATCCAAACTCCAGAAGGTACTGGTATTGGTACAGCAGTCGGACGTACAGTAAATACTTTAGTTACTGGCGGCGGCGTTTAATACAACTCCTTAGCCATTCAATATTAAAGGGAGCCGTTGAGCTCCCTTTTTTATTATATACGCACTTAATTTCCAAAGATAAATATTAGTATGAGCAAGTTCAACGGATTTTTAGATAATATTGCCAATGGTGTGTTAAACCCTAAAGGTAACTTAGCCGACTGGCAACACGCAAGTCGTTTATATGTTACTGATACTCAAAAACACGCACCAAAATTAAGTTTTACATATCATGTAAGATTTGTTTTAACAGAGCAAGGCAAAAAAATAATTAAAGAAGTTGACCAATATATTCATGAAATTGGTATGCTTGTAAAACAAGCCGATCTTCCAAAATTTACAGCAAATGTAGAAACAAAAAACAAATACAATCGTAAGAAAAATGTACAAACATCATTAAGTTATTCTCCGGTTAGTATTACCTTCCACGATGATAACTATGGTGCTACTACAGCACTTATGGAAGCATATTTTAAATATTATTATGCAGATGGCCAACAAAATTTAAATAACGGATCTTACGGAAATAGATCAACTGGTGACACGCTATACGACGGTCAAGGAAATAATGATTTTAGATTTGGTATGAACAATAATATACCAGCTATTCCATTTTTTGATTATATTGAAATATCGCAAATGTCACGTAAAAATTATACAAAGTATACATTAGTTAATCCTATTGTAACTGATTGGCAACATGACAGTGTAGATAATACTTCCAGTAATCCTATGGAAAATAGGATGACAATTCAGTACGATACTGTATTTTACGATAGAGGACACGTTGAAGCTGGAGAAAACGGAGATCCTACAGGATTTGGAAGAACAGACCACTATGACGTAACACCAAGCCCAATATCTCCGTTAGGTGGCGGCCAATTAGGTATTGATGGTGCATTTGGAGTAGGTCTTGACTTATACGAATATATTACACAAGGTAAAAATTTTAGTAATCCTTTTGAAGCAGGAATAGCGGCTGTTAATGCTTTTAACAGCGTTAGAGATAATGGATTTGAAGGTTTAAAAGCAGGCGGATTAAGTATACTAACTGATGCTATCGGTAGTGCCGCAGGTATTGATGTAAGTGGTGTTTCTCAAACATTCTTTCCAAAATCTAACGGCAACGGGGGTTCTGGAAAAGATTTATTAATAGCAACTACTGCTATTGCTGGATTATCAGCAGTAAGTAGTATTAGTCAAACAAGTACATCAACTGGAGATATTAATCCTACTAACATTGATGATGCACGTTTTAATAAATTTTCAAAACAATGGCTTGCTGATGGTAACTCTGGAGGCATAAACGCGGCAAGAGCTGATTTTAATGCTTTACCAACATCTGAAAAAGAAAAATTTGATTAAGGATTAAAAATGTCAAGTTTACCAAAACAAAAAACAAAAAAATATACTGATCAAGAAATAACAACTTTCTTTGACGAATTTTATTCTAAAGAATTAAGTTTTCCAACTAACCAAGTAGATGCAGTAATTGGGTTTTTTGAAAATAGAAATTTTGATAAAACTGCGGCTATTGCTGTTTCAACAGTATTATTAAAACAAGCAAAAATTGACAACGTTAATGTTTTTAAATTATTAGACACACTTAAAGGATTAGAAGCAGTTCAACTAAGTGCAGTAGTTACAGAAGTATTAAATTATTCACGAGCACGTACAAGTACTTTAGGTTTTAAAAGAACAGAATCGTCTAATAAAACTGAAAAAAGAAATATTGTAGCGTGATATGTCAAGATTTGCTCAAGGAAAATTCACACCTAAATTTCCCGAAAAATATATAGGTACAAAATCACCAACATATAGATCCAGCTGGGAATTTTATTTTATGAAATTTTGCGATGAGCACCCAAGTGTTGCAAAATGGGCATCTGAATCAATACGTATTCCTTATAAAAATCCGTTAACTGGTAAACATACTATATATGTACCAGACTTTTTTATTGCATACGCTGATAAGAAAGGAAAATCTCGTGCTGAATTAGTAGAAGTAAAACCAGCAAATCAAACATATAAAGAACAAGTAGGACGTTCGCGAGTTAATCAAGCAAGCTATATAGTTAATCAAGCCAAATGGGAGGCGGCATATGCTTTTTGTAAACAGAAAGGTATGACGTTTCGTGTTATAACAGAGAATGATATTTTTCATCAAGGTGGCAAAAGACGCTAAATAATAATAGCATATAATGGTATAATGTAATGACTAAAAAATTAGAAGAACTTCTAAATTTGCCTGATTCGAAAGAAATTGTAGATGAAGCAAAATCTGAAGAAAAACAAAATAAAAGAGAAACTGCTATAGTTGAACAAGGAGAAACTTTTGATGCATTGCAAGAAATGGATAAAATTGCAAGTGCATTACCAAAAGTAAAGGGTCTTGGAGATAAGGCAGATTCTGAATTAGAAGATATTTCTAATAGAGCTTTATCAGCATACGAAGATTTAATGGATTTAGGTATGAATGTAGAAGCACGTTACAGCGGTAGAGTATTTGAAGTTGCTGGAGGTATGTTAAAAACTGCGTTAGATTCTAAAGTTGCTAAAATGGATAAAAAATTAAAAATGATCGAATTACAACTTAAGAAAGAAAAGTTAGATAGAGATAGCAGTAGTGACGGCGATATCGTAAACGGCGAAGGTTACGTAGTTACAGACCGTAATAGTTTAATAGAAAAACTAAAGAATATGGATAAATAATACAAAGCAGGAATAAAGTTATGAAAAGTTTTTCAGAATATTTAACAGAGTCTAAAAAGACATATGATTTTAAAATTGGCGTTGCAGGTGATTATGCAACAGATTGCAAAGCAGGATTAGAAAATGCTTTAGGAAAGTTTGGTATTGTAAAAATAACAGACGGCAAAAGAGTACCAATTTCAAAACGTCCTTTAGATTTTCCACAATTAGAAAATATAGATGTTACTTATTTTGAAGCAGAAGTAACATACCCAACAACGGTTCAAGTTTTACAAGAATATTTAGGCAAATGTTGCGATATTCCACAAAGCAATATTATTGTACGTAATCCACTTGCACCACAAGAAGAATACCAAGAAGAATCAGATAATAAAGCATATGAGCCATTGCTTCCTAATGAAGATATGGGCGGCGAATCAGCACAAAACGATGTTGCAGGCAATAGAGTGATGGACTTACTAAAAGAGTTAGAAACTGCTCGCAAAGAAAACTTGCATAGTGGTGCAGAAGGCGCACCTGTGGGAGAATCAAGCGACATTGATGATTCGGAAAACACTAAATCGGTCGTAGGAGGCTAATATAATGGATATGAAAAAAATCTTAGAAAACATGGACTCGGCAGCTAAAGGAGAAAAACCGTCAGCTGGCGCAAAAGACGTAAACGATATGAAAACTATTTTAGAGTCTATTCAGCAAGTTGAAGAATGCGGAATGGATGAAGGCTGCGGCAGCGACATGAGCATGCCAACTGCTCCAGAAGATAAAGTATCAATGAACGTTAATTTAAGTGCTCGAGGCGATGCAGTTGAAGATTTAATTAAGCTAATGGGCGGCGCAATGTCTCCTCAAGAAGCGCCAGTACATATGCCTGCTCCTACAGCATTACCTGCACCTGATACACATGACGACGAAATGGGCGACATGAAAAAATTAATGAAAATTTCAACAGATGGTCCAGAAATGCCAGCAATGGAAGATGAAGACGATGTTGAAGAAGAATGGGACAATAGCCCAGAAGAAGAATATTCAAATGTTAAAACTATGACTAAAGATTTGTCAGGCGGTTTAAATAGAGAAAAGAAAGCATATAAGGCTACACAAGATGGCGACAATCCAATGGCACTTGAAAATTCAATCAAAGAAGAACTTTGGAAGGCACTAAGTGAAAAACTTACTACAGAAGGTCGTGGACGTGGCAAGAAGGCAAAAGAAGATATTGAAACAACTGAAGGTCGCGGACGTGGACGTGGCAAGAAGAAATAGTAATTAAATATAACATATATTCAAATAGGGCCTACGGGCCCTATTTTTTTCTGTAAATAGTTTCATGATCGACTGGACCAAATACTTTGAACATATTAAACCTGTATGTCCTTGGAGCGGAGCCGCTTGGAAAAAGGGTGAAATAAAAGTAAAATATTGGGACGGTAAAACAGAAGAATTAGGCAACAATCAAGCCATTATATACATATGCGAAGGGTATAATCGCAGACGTCTTAAAAAACTTTGTAAAAAGTTAGATGTAAGTTTAGAATATGAATGGCTATGGAGTGAACCTACGCACGGAGATTATGCAAGTCCAGTTCCTATACTAATACAACAAGACAGACGTAAGTTATTTGATTTACGCTTCGATACCGGCTATTACAATGATATAATTAGTTAAATACAGTATGAGCAAAAGTTTAGACGGTGTATTAACCAAAAAAGCAAATCAAAAAGAACAATATACAAATGCACAGATAGAAGATATTGCTAAGTGCATGGATCCTAACGACGGCTATTTACATTTTGCAAGACACTTTGCATTTATTCAACATCCTGTGCAAGGTAAACTTTTATTCGATCCCTATGAATATCAATTGCGTTTAATGCATTCATATCACAGTTATAGATTTAACATTAATATGATGCCGAGACAAACAGGTAAGACTACTTGTGCGGCTATCTATCTTGCTTGGTATGCTATGTTCCATCCAGACCAAACTATTCTTATTGCGGCACACAAATATACTGGTGCGCAAGAGATTATGGCACGTATACGCTATGTATATGAAACGTGTCCAGATCATATTAGGGCAGGTGTTACAAGTTACAACAAAGGTAGTATTGAATTTGAAAACGGAAGTCGTATTGTAAGTCAAACAACAACAGGCAACACAGGACGTGGTATGTCTATCTCGCTACTATACTGTGACGAGTTTGCGTTTGTGCAACCTAATATTGCGGAAGAGTTTTGGACTTCAATTTCGCCTACACTGGCAACAGGTGGTCGTG